ATTGATATGCCAGATGAAGCAACTTATTGTAGAACATGCGACAAGGAAACCGATGGGGATACTTACTGCTCTAAAAACTGCTACGATTATGACCTCGAATAAAATAACGCTTCTGGATGGGAAGCAATACGACAGAGCAGAGCTGCTAAAGAGAATGGATGATGACACTTTCTATTATGGAGAGTTAAACAAATTAGCCTTAAGTAGCAGTAGCTTGAAACAAATCCTTGCAAGTCCAAAGACTTATAAATATTCACTTGAATATGGAAGTGGAGAATCACAAGCACTACGTGATGGGTGGTTATTCCACACCGCTATATTAGAGCCAGAAGTATTTGCAGCACAGACATTCATTGAAGTGCAAAGCAAGAATACAAAGAAATTCAAAGAGGCAAAGCTGGAGCTTGGAAGAGTATTCACTGCAAAAGAGAGAAGCGATGCAGAGCGTTTAGTAGATGCTTTCTTTAAGAATGAGCATGCAAAGGAACTTGATCACAAAAGCAGAGTTTGAAGTTCCTGGAATTGATAACATTAAAGGACTACCCTTTAGAGGTAAGGCAGACGTTCTAGCTGATAATAGGATTGTAGATTTAAAGACATCATCTTCAAGCGTTAAGGACTTTCACTATTCAGCACAGAAATATTCTTACGATGTGCAGTGTTATCTTTACTGCAATCTATTTAATAAAAATCATGAGGACTTCTATTTCTTGGTGCTTGACAAGGGAAGCCTTGATATAGGCATCTTTAACTGCTCTGAAAACTTTTACCACAGAGGAGAAGAGAAAGTAGAGAAAGCTCTNAANTTATATGAACAGTTCTTTATTGATGGAGCTGATATTGATAACTATTGCTTAACTGGACAATTATAAAATAAATTATAAACTATAAATAAATAACATGAAAACAACAGAGATTAAAAGAGGAGAATTTAAACCTTTCTTCAACATTAAAGATTTAAAAAGAGCTAAAGTGAACAGAGATTTACTTTTAAAGCATTCAGAGAACTTCAAAGATAAACTGAATGAGTTTGGCTGGATGATGCCAATAGTAGTGTCAAAGGATGGAGATATCATTGAAGGACATCACAGAGTTGAGAGTGCAAAGCTATTGAAACAAAAAACAGTACCAGTTTATATAGTTGATTGGGTGGATACTAAACAACAGAAGGATCATCTAAATGCAATCATAAACTTAAACAACGGAAACAAATCCTGGACAACTGTCGATTATTTAAAAGCATTTGCTAATGAGAATGATCAGTATAAAATTGCTTATGATTATTACAGAAAAAATTCAAACACTATATCTGGCGGTAATATTGTGCATCTCTTCTTTACTCCAAATCACATTGGATTTAAAAAAGGAGAATGTAAAATAAAAGATTTAAAATTCTCACTTTATCTTTTGAGAAAAATATCTAATTTAGTAAACAAGTATGGAAAGAATAACATACAAGCTTATGCTGTTAGAGAAATGATTAAAATAGGTTATGTAGGTGCTTTCAATGATTATGAAGCAATGGATTACTTATTTAAAGAATATGGAAAGCTTGCAAAAATAGAACATCCAGCAGCGACATCAATATCAAGATTTAAACCTTTAATGGACGCAACGCTTTTGGAATTTAATAAATTAAGAAAAACTAAAAAAAATGAAATTGAATTTAAAAATTGATTATTTAGGAAAGAAAGAAAAAAAAGGAGATACGGAGAAAGATATGTATCAGCTATCATTCAAAACTTATAATGCAGAAATATCTGGAAAGTTTGAGAGAAGTGAAATACGACATCTTATACAACAATTAGATAACGCTATTATATGAGATCAACTTATTTACATTACGAGAACGGAAAGGGCTACGATGTTATAGACTTTATAAAGGACTATAATCTTAACTTCAACAGAGGCAACATCATCAAGTATGTATGCAGAGCTGGTAAGAAAGAAAGCGAGTTGAGAGACTTGGAGAAAGCTGCAGACTATTTAAGGAGAGAGATTGAGTTCTTAAGAGATGAGCAACAGAAATGGATTGAAAAAAATAAATAAAATGAAATTACAAAAGATAGGAGAAGAAATCAGAGAAATAACTGGAGTTGATATATTTGAGCAAAGCAGAAAGAGAGAACTTGTGGAGATGAGAAGCGTTGCAAATGTATTCATGCGAGAAGTTTTAGATATGGGATGGACAGAGATTGTGAGAGAATATGCAAAGAATGGATTTAAAACAACGCATAGGTCAGTGATCTATTCATGCGAAACTTATCCAGACCATAGCTTTTATAATAAACAACTTCCATTGATTTATGAATCTTTAATGAATGACTCAAAGATTAACATCATAAAAAAAGTATCAACCTTATCTCCAGAGAAACTAGAGGCGATTGAAGAGATACTAAAATAATATGAAAAAATTTATATATAAGTATGGAACTGATTGATATAAGAAAAGTAATAAAGAATCCAGATAATCCTAGAATCATAAGGGATACAAAGTATCATAAACTTGTTAAAAGCATCAAAGAGTTTCCAGAAATGCTCAAGCTTCGCCCAATAGTCGTGAACAATGATATGGTTGTGCTTGGAGGCAACATGAGATTAAGAGCTTGCAAGGAAGCTGGATTGAAAGAGGTCTGGATCATGAAAGCTGACAATCTTACTCCAATGCAAGAAAGAGAGTTTGTCGTAAAAGACAATGTAAACTTTGGAGAATGGGATTGGGATTTATTGGCTAATGAATGGAACTCCGTTGAGCTTGAGGACTGGGGTATGGATAACTGGCAAAATATGGATGACATTGATGAAATTAAAGAACCAAAAGATTTATCAAATACAATAGAAAGTTCTTATAGATTAGAAGTTGAATTAGAAAATGAAATTGAACAAGAAAAATTATATAACGAATTAATTAATAAAGGATTTATATGCCGACTTTTGACATTATAAAAGAAACAACAGCACCTAAAACTTTTAGAGTTGCATCTATAATTGGCAAATTTGATTTGCAAAGTGAAAAAATAACAGAACATTTTAAAGGAGAAATTGATTTAAAATCTAATTGGAAAATAGGTTTAATAGTTGGTAAATCTGGAACTGGAAAAACAACTATTGCAAAACAATTATTTCCAAAATCGTATATAACTTCTTATGAATACAATAAAGAAACAATTTTAGATGATATGCCTAAAGAATGTTCTGTTGATCAAATAACAAGGGCTTTTAATAGTGTTGGTTTTTCAAGTCCACCTAGTTGGTTAAAACCTTATTCAGTTTTATCTAATGGACAAAAAATGAGAGTAGATTTAGCAAGAGCTATATTGGAAGAAAAAAAAATGTTTGTTTTTGATGAGTTTACAAGTGTTGTAGATAGAAATGTGGCTAAAATAGGAAGTTATGCTATACAAAAAGCAATAAGAAAAACAGATAAACAATTTATAGCAGTTGGTTGTCATTATGATGTAGAGGATTGGTTAATGCCTGATTGGGTTTTTAATACTGATACTATGACCTTTCAATCTTTTGAAGGGCAAAAAAAAAATAGACCAGAAATCAAATTCAACATATACAAAGCAAAAGATAAATCAATTTGGAGAATGTTTGCTAAATACCATTATTTAAACCATTCACACAATAATGCAGCTCATGTTTATATAGCAACTATAAATGATCAAATTGCTGGGTTTTTAAGTGTTTTGCATTTGCCTCATCCAAAAGTAAAAAATATAAAAAAAGTACATAGATTGGTTATATTGCCAGATTATCAAGGAGCTGGTTTTGGAATTAAATTTTTAGAAGAAATAGGAAATATTTATAAAAAACAAAAATATAGATACAGTATAGTAACATCTGCTCCAAGTTTAATATATGCTTTAAAAAAATCTAATAAATGGATGTGTAAAAATTTTGGGAGATTAAAAGGAGGAGGCACTGGTTTGTTGCGTGGCAAAAATAGCAAATCAACTTCAAATTCTAAAAACAGAATAACTGCATCATTTGAAATGAAATAATATGAACAAAACTGAACAACATAAAAAAGCAATAATAGAAGCTTTAGAGAAATCTCTGGGTGTGGTAACGACTGCATGTAAGAAAGTTGGAGTTGGAAGAACTACCTTTTATGGATGGTTAAAAGATGATCCAGAGTTTGCAGAGAAAGTAAATGACATCCAGGAAATAGCTCTTGATTTCGTGGAGAGCAAACTGTTTGAAAACATCAAGGATGGAAAGACAGCGGAGATGATATTCTATTTAAAGAGCAAAGGAAAGAAAAGAGGATACGTTGAAAGACAAGAGATAACTGGAGCTGATGGAATGCCAACTGATTTTAAAATTGAGATAATTGATAAGATCAAGGATACAGACTAACATAGTTTATAGACACTTAAGGAACAGCACTGGAAAGATAGCTATTCACGAGGGTGGAACAAGAAGCGGAAAGACGTGG